ACGTTGGTTAGCACTTCGGTCAGCTTGTCTATCTTGACCTCAAGCCTGTCGAAACGTCTGTTTGTCTCTGGATCGGTCACTTGCGCATCCCCATAAGTTTCGATGCGCCCTTGATTCCAAATGAACTCGAGATCGCGATAAATAGAAGGTACTGATACCACTCAGGTAGATCGTTTAGCGTTGAGAATGCTTGCTGAACGCGCTCCACGACTGTCATGTCGTTAGCAATAATCGCGTAGCCCACCATAAATATTGGTATAGCTAATATTATAGTCCAAAACTCATCTTTCCACGAGGTGGCAGACGCATCTACCATCTTTGCTTCCCAGTCCGAATCGTTCTGGATAACGCTCATTTTGGCTTCGTGTTTCGCCTGCTTCTCTTCAGCTTTGTTACTCAGATAGGTCTTACCTAAATCTGCTACGGGGCCGAGTAGGGCGGTGAATATGCTCATCAGAGTAGTCCTGTAGGTAACATACGGTTCTCGAAGGTACTGCCAAAACCGTCAGTAAATATTCTCGTAACAGTTTCAGCGGTAGGGCCAGCAACTACGGCAGCCGCGCCTGTAATGCCCCGTCCCCAGTCCGCTGCCTGCATAGCCTGTTGGGCTATAGTCACGGGGCCCGCTGCGAATGATCTATCAAAAGCTGCGCCTAAGTACTCTGGCCAGCTCAAACTGTCGGTTCTGAAATAGTCTTTGGCTTCATGGTCAATACCAGGAATAGCCCAAGCTAAACCAAACTTGGCATATTCACGTAGCTCCATACCGACCATTGCCAGCGGCATGGTGGCTATGCCCATAAGCGCGAATACGCCAGCCGCTCCCGTCATAGCTGCGTAGGTGTTAACGTCTTTTGCTGAGGCGCCTTCCAACCTGGCTGATGCTTCGCGCTTCGAGCCCGCGAGCATGACTTTGCCGTAGGAGTAGAAGAAACCTTTCAGCTGCCAGACCAGTGCCCAGTGTGGGTCGGATGCCCACAAGGGTCGTTCCGCAGCATTCGGGCGAAGGGTAGAGGACTCTACGAAACGTTGTAGAGCTTCCCGAACTTTCTTACCCTCTGGAGTGCTAAAGTCCTGGTTGCTTTTCGACCACGCTTGTACATCTTCTGCTGTAACGCCTAGTTCTTTTAAGTAACGCTTGGAGAATGCTCCGGCGGTCTCTGGATTGCTGTGCTTTTCCAAGAATCTAACACCCATGTTCGATGCAAATTCTCGAGTGAACTTGGTATAGGTATCAAGCAGCGTTACTCGGAAGAAGCCGTCTGTGAGCTTGCGTGCCTGAGTATCCATAAAGTCCAATTCAGCCTGGGACATAAGAACGTTAGCTACAGACTGGCTGGTTACTACACCGAGGTCTCGTGCTAGTGCGCGTGCTTCCTCACGATTACGAACAGTTTTTATGATCTCTTTCATAGCGACTGTAACTGCGCTGAACTCTTTACTTGCGATAACTGGACCGGCGATTTCTGGTAGTGACCCCAAGACAGCAAGTGGGAGTATGGCAAAGATTTGTAATACACTTCCCCAGCTATTAATAGCGCGCCACATTGGGCTCATTGGGCCGTCGGTGTACCCCAGGTACTTGTGAACGATCTTCTTAACTTCTTCCTGCGCCTTGGGATCGAGCTTACGCAGCTCTTCTTCATAGATGCTGTTACCGAAGTCATCTTTGGTATTACGGTTCCACTCAACACGACGTACAATATTGGACGTGTATCGCATCAGCGCGACGTCTGGGTCCTCTAAGAAACCAGCGTCTTGTAGTTTTTTGCGATCCACTTTCTTCGTAAGTTCAATCGCCTTTTCCGCTGACTGCGCAGGGTTGGTTTCTTTGATGTCTACAGGCGCTTCGTCCATTACAGCTTGCTGGTAGTTCACTAGCTTCTGGACCGCTCGTTTAATATCAGCTTCTTTGGCTTCGGGGTCAGCCTCCATGATCAGCTTCACCAGCCCCTCGGGGTTCTGATCAACTGCAGATAGCTTGAGTACCACTGGGGCATAGTCACGTTGACGCCCGATTTCTGTGTTAGAAGGTTCAATGTACTCGTCATAGAAGCGGTCAAACCATTGACGAACCGCCAGTGCGTTGCCTGTTAGGTCGCGAGTAGGAGTGCCGCTAAAAGCCTCGCGGATGGACTCTTGGACCTCGGGCGAATCCAACTTACCATCTACCATATCCTCTAGTTTGTTGAACCAGCTGTTACCCTCGAGCATCGCGGTCTTTAAGAAGCCTAACTTATTGCGGCCTTTACCTTTTGATTCCTGGGCTCGTGCATAAAATAAGTCGGCTAGCTTGTCCCCACCAATCTTGCGTAGGCGTGTGTCAGCAGTGAACATAAAGTTGTAAATCGGGGTAAAGCCATCACTTCGAATTATCTTCTGAGCCTGGCGGAGAATGGCGTTAATGAACCCAGGCTGCTGCTTCTCGATGACTTCTGCCATCTTTCTCACTATCACCTTTTCTTGCATCGTGGCGTTACGTGCTCCCGACATCTGCGCATCAGACGCTGTGCGGCGTTTGATCACCTCTGCCATGTAGCCATCAAAATCTGGTGAGTAGGCTTTCGGCCCAAATCGGCGTTTCATATCCGTGCTGAGCGCTCTGTAAAACCGCTTTAGCTTCTCAGCCAGCTTCTGGAACGTGGCTTCTACAAGCCCTTTTGCACGCTCATTTTTGTACGATTTAACAGCCCACACGGCTACCTGATCTGCATACCACTCTTCAAAGCCATGCTTACCCTTGTAAGAAGGAGGTGCATTTTTTGCATCACGGGCCTTTTGAAACGCATCAAACAAGCGGTTATAGAGAGCGGGGTTCTGCAAGGTAGAGGATAGCTGCTCTTTAAACAGGGCGTGACCCAGCTCGTGAGCAGCAATAAGAGCAGTATCTAACTCGTTAGTCGCAACATCTGGGTCAATTAAAATGATGTGGGCATCACCGAACCCGATATATCTTCCACCACCTTGGGGATCTGCTTTTAACTCCTGTGCAACGTCTTTTACGTAAGCCAATACTTCTGGCGATCCGAAAAGCTCTGCTACTTTGGGGTCATCGCTAACTAACTGGTCTACATTGAATATAGACGTGGGCTTCTTTAGCCCAAGGATTCTGGCAGCGTTTTTAAACACTTTGCTGACCAAGCCGTCAGGAGCTAACCCGAAGGCTTCTAGACCAACAGTAGAGCGGGCCATCTGCCCCCCAGGGTTAGACTTGGCAAAAGCATTCATCGACTCAGTGTCGAAGTTATCGTTGTCAGTTCTGTCTGGGTCTATTTCAGGCACGAAGCCCATCTCGCCTTCGAAACCAAGCTGCGGCTCGTTGTCCTTTGCTTTTGGGTCTTCGCCAACTAGCTTTTCGTAGGCAACCTCTTTGGGGGGCAAGACCGTACCGTCTTCGCGCGTTCGATCAGGTCTGAAAATTTTGAGTGTTTTTTCAGGATTATTGTCGATGTATTCGATGACTTGATCGCGCTTGCCTTCAAAGACAACATTACCCGCAGCATTCACAACCTCATATTGTCGATCTCTTGGCATACGAGTTTCTGTTCGTAGTGCTTTGCCAAGCGTTATTGTCTTCGGCTTAGCGCCTTTGTCGCTTTGCTCTTGGAAACCGATCACGGTGTCCATCAGCTTTAGCGTGCCTGTTTTTTCGGGGCCTTTCGGGCCTTCAGGATAAACAGCATCTTTGTCGCCAGCTTCTTTCGCTGCCTGGTATTCTTCAACAGCTTTAATATGCGCCTGTTTCTCAGGGCTCTTCATAAACTCGCTGTACGCTTTAGCGTACGCTTTCGACTCGCGCACTAACTTGGCAAGCGAGGGCCGGTCAGCGACCTTCTGCTCAAGAGCATTTAGATCTTGATCTAATTGATTTAAGTCAGGTGGAACACCTGGGTCCATATCAATGCCTTCTTCGACTAAGAAGTCTTTGAATGCATCGGCGTAGTCTTCAGCTATTTTCCTGTCATCCGTCAACGCAGCTAGCTCTTTTAAACTTTCTACGCTAATCGTCGCGCCACCAATAGTGAGCGATCTTCCGTCTGCTAATATCTCAGTAGCGATCTTAATAAAACCGTCTCGGTGACGGGCATACTGACCACCATCGGTGTAAGCAGTTTTATTCTCGTTTGACTGCATTCTCATACCGTCTGCAACGAGGTCTACTAGGTTCACAGGTTTACCGTCAACTTTTATAAGCTCCGCTTCAGTCTTGTTACGGTAACCCTTTTTGTTGGCTTTAGTTTTCTTGCCACCGTACATCTTCTTAGCAAAGTCGCTTCTCGCAGCCTTGGTCAGCGCCACTCGCAGTGACTGCCGCGCAGTATTCGCTAAACCTATTTTAACCTTTTGGCCGTTTGGTCTCGCCATAGGATCTTGTATGCGAGAGTCTCGGTAGGTAGGTTCTAGAGGGTCAACAGTTTGAAACAGGCTGTATGTGCCGTCTGGGTTCACCACTGGGTTTATCGCGCCTGGGTTTTCCCGCCTAACCTTCGCTGCTCTCCTCAAGAACGAATTTGACATGTTTTTAAACACAGGGTTGCTAAAGTCGACAGCGTCGTATTGGTCTTTGCCTAGTTCGGGGAGGTCTTCATCAGCAAAAGCCGCAGCAAACTCGTCTTGGGCGGCTTTAGTATCGTCATAGGTCTTGCCGTCGCTAGGCTTGTAAGTCTCGTCACCTGTAACATCATTTGTGACAATTCCGCCTACCTGGACGCCATCACCGAACATGCCCGTGTCAACAGCCCCTTCGTCTTCTGTAATCTCCTGGTTTCTGTCTATATCGACTTCGGGTTGAGCGGCTGGTTCTGTAGAGTCTTCGCGAAAAGCGTCTTGGACATCTTGCGGCACGTCCATATTACGAACCTGCGGACCTTGCTCTTCTTCGAACAACTTCTTACGGTTCTCAAGCGCTTCTTTGACTGAGACACGTCGTACAGATCCACCTTCAGGCATCTGCTTTTCAGCAGCGGCAAATGCACCAGCTACGCCTTCTTCGTTAGTGCCTTGCTGCCAAACAACATTGCCACCACGGTCTAACGCCTCAATCGCAATGTCGCCATCTAGCGGTTTAACACCAGTGTACCCAAGCGCCTCAGCGAGAGCCGATTCGCTAGCCTCTGACTTTGCAACCTCTTCGGCAACGTCAAAATTCCTAGAGATGATGGTTCCGCGGCCAGGAATAAAACGGGTATAGAAAGTTTCGCCCTGTATGTCTACTTCCTTAGTAGTGTCGGGCGATGCATCGTATTCAGCGTTTGGCCCTTCTATCCAAATAGAGTGCCGCGCGCTTGTCCTATCGAGAGCCGAGCGTAGTTGTGCGTTGACCGCGCTACGTGGTTCGGGGGTGCTGTAGCCCATTGAGTCAGTGCCGTACTGCTCTTTGTCGACCTGACTATCAGTCTGCTGTTGACGGGCCTGTTCGATAAAGTCCTTTGCTTTGCCCATGATGTCGCTAGCACCGCGCAGAGAGCCAGTTGCTACGCCCCCCGCGCCCGCGATACCTGCACCGCCAAAGAAGCCAGCGAACGCAGATTCTCCGATACGTAAAGCGGCATCTTGCTGGGTGTACTCGTCATCCATGTTGAAGCGGTTAGCTACGCTAATACCTTCCTGCAGAACTTCAGCAACGCTTTCTGTTGCGCCGCCTCTTGCAGTGTTTTTACCAAGGGTCTTAGCAAAGGTGCTAAAGGTAGAGCCGTCTTTGGTTGAGCGCTTTGCTGCAATCTCACCAAGATCACGCATCAGTACTTTGGTGAGCATCTGCTCACCTTTTAAACCGATGAATGCTTGGGGTATCGCTAAACCAGCCGCACGTAAAGCAGCTTCGTCTTGAGATAGGAAGTCGAGAGTCTCGCCAAAGTTTGAGCCAGCCATGCTGCTGTATTCTTGAGCGTACATACCCGCCGCGGCGCCGCCCCTAAGCGATAGGCTACCACCAGGGTTGTTGCGCTGAGCGAGTCGGTAGGCGACTGCCAGGACGCGCTCTTCTTCAGGCATCGCTTCGCCTTTTAGCTTCTTCTCAAAAGCGTCTTTAACAAGGCGTTTAGTAACTTGTTTGCTGCTAGAGGACAGACCTACTTTCGCTAGCCCTGTTATGGCGGCGCCACCAAGGCCACCACCAATTGTTGTTCCTAAGTAGGGGGTGACCTGGCCCACGTTCTTGGCGACTTGAGAGAAGAAGCCGCCAAATGATGGGTTGTCGAGGAACTCTTCAAACGTCTGTAAGTCGCCGAACTGGTTGGCGTTCTGCTCTTCGCTTTGTCGAGCGTTTGCAATATTCTGCGCGGCTGCCTGGTCGTCTCCAATTAGCGTGTTGGCGAGACCTTTAAAGTATTCAGTGTCAGTCTTTATGCCTTCTATGCCAGCACCAAAACCTCGGAAGAAAGTTTCAGTGATTCCATCAGGCGTAGTGACTACATCACGGGTGTCGCCGTAGTCATAGTCTGGATCTGACCAGTCAAGAACAGGCTTCAAAGGTTCAGCCATTTATCTGCTCCCAGACTTTATCTCATCAAGCGCGGTAAAAAAGAACGACATCATTTCTTCGTTGCCTCCAAAGAATGTAGCTACTTGTTCCGCGGTGAACGCATCTCCGTCTGTCTGACTTGACCCAGGCTTTGTAATTCTTATGCCAGATGGTTGACCCTTTTCTGCCGCGCCGTCTCTTTCTATGCGGGAGAGCGTAGCATCAGATCCAGTTAGTGGGGCGCCCGAATCCGTTGCAAGGCTCCATTCCAGGTCGCCATCTTGACTAACGAACTGCATGCCAAAACTGATCTGCGCGAGTAAAGAGTCTTTCAACCCATTGTATTCTTGCTGCGCGATAGAGCGACTTTCGCCAGGAGCCCCAGAACCGTCTTTTCTTTTCCTAGCGCCCATTAAGCGTCTGAACATCTTACTTAGCGTGCCGTCTGGGCCGCCAGCCACCTGGTAATACTGCTCCACACTTGGGGTCTGCGCATCGCCATCTTCGTCAATAAACAATTTACCAATTTTGTCGACCTGTTTTTCTACGAATGTGTTTACGTTTCCGCCAACGTTGTACCTGAATTCGTCCCGCAAACGCTCCGCGCCCATCCTGCTCGTCGCTGCATTTGCTTTACCGGTCTCTATTTTTTCCTGCTCTTGGATAGCTTCAGTCTGTGTCTTCCGGTCATAAGACAAAGTCCCAGTCTCAATTACGTTTCTAAGTTCTTTCTGATAGACGTCGCGCTGCGTGGGGGAGACATAGGGAGCGCTGGACAGTACAGTTAATATCGCTATCTGTTCCTCGCGCGTTGCTTTGTTTAAAGTCTCAAGAGATGTAACATTCTTAGCTTCTAAGGCTGACTTCAATGCACTCAGCTCTTCTTCGGTTGCTCTAACGACAGACTCACCAGGTTCCGCTGCAGCTGCCTCTGACCTACTCGCTAGGCCAGCAACAGTGGGGTCGGTCTCTCCTTGGTTAGGCTGATTGTTTCGAGCCATCTGCCCGCCGGAGCTGACCTTTTTTGTGCCTACTTCAGGCTCACCTTTTAAGGTGTCGATCTGCTTTTGGAGCTCTTTCTTTCTTTTCTGACCGCCTCTGCCAACTGGCATTTTTGCCATGCGCGCTTCTAACTTTGCAATCTGAGCAGCCTTATCGGCGGGCTCAGCTGTTTCTTCTGCAGGTTGAGCCGTTCCCTGTGTGGGTTGTGCCGTCCCCTGTGTGGGTTGAGCCGTTCCCTGTGTGGGTTGGGCGGAGGCAGCTGCTTGCTCGACTTCAGGGGTAACTATCTCGCTCACAGGCAAATTAAGCTGTTCGCCGAAATCACGGAGAATGCTTAATTTCTCGTCCGGCGATAGCCCAGGCTGCGCAAGGAGGCCCTTGAGCTTGCGTGCTGCTTTGCTATATGCAGGGTCCTTCGACGTGCTGAAAAAACTATCTACCTGCTCAGTAAGATCGGCGACCGCTTTTGTGACTGTCTGCCGGTTTTCCTCTGCTTGATCGAATGTGCCAGCTAGTTTTTGTTTCTGTGAAATTTGATTATATAGCCCAGCGTTCGCGCGCATAGCCCACATTTCGTCGTACTGGTTGCTCAGTAAATTTGCGACCTCTTCAACTGAAGCAAAGGCAACTTCTTCTTCAGCGCCTGCTCCGCCGCCAGTTGTGGCCATTTTGGGGTCATCTTGCCCAGCATAAGAACCGCGCATAGTTAAAGTGTTATCTGGGCCTATAGAAAACCCATTGAAAGAGAAGCCTTCATTCTTTCGAGCTGTATAGTCGGTGTTTGCAATAAGTGAAGCTAATTCTTCTGCTCCCTGATTAAATTTATTTGAATTGCGCCCCTCCTGAAGAATCTCGGTCAGTTTCTTAGTGTCTAGCCCAAGTCCACCTTTCGTAGACACCCCCAGTTGATCTGCCAGTGCCATCGCTCTGGTCATGTCCATAGCATCGCGTTGTAATTCCGCTTCTTCTTTTTTCAGGGCTACCTGCTGCGACTCTAGGTCGTCTCGATACTTTTTATCCTGATAGCTAGCGTTAGCAGCTGCGCCACCGAAAAAACTTGATAAAGACATAATATTATCTCAAAAATATATTCGTTTAGATCATCATGATGGCTGCTGCGCCAAGCGAGCCCAACATGCTGTATGTTTGCGCCTTCGCACCCGCTTGAGCGGATCTATAGGCGTTTTCACGTTGTGAGGCAGCACCGGCGGCATTACTTAACGCGCCCATAGATGAACGGTTCACACCTTGTCCAATGTTGATCAGGTCGGCCATTAAGGCTCTATTTGCGTCTTTTTGTGCTATTCGGGCATCAGATACTCCTTGTATGCCACCAAGCGTGGTGCCCATTTCTAGCTCACGCCGCTGCTGCTGCATTTGAGCAGGGGTGAGCGCAGAACCGTAACGTGATGCATTACGGTTGACGACGCCCTGCATCAGGGCATTTGAGTTATCTCGGTCTTCTTTCGCTTGGTCTATTAAGCTTGTATCATTCTGAGCTTTATCTATTAACTCTAATTCGATTGGCTGTATATCGCGTAAGTAGTTGTTGTAATCAGCTTGCGTGATATTCGAAAGGGTTTGCTCTGGGTCTATACCGTCTTTGTTATAGGCAGTCAGGGCCGTTGCGCTCGCGGGGTTTTGATACCCCAAAAGGCTTTGATCAAACCTGCCCGCTTGTAAATAGTTTCTCGAATCTATGATTCCCATCTGAGACATTAGCCACCACCCCTATCCGCTTCTTTATATGCATCTGTAAAGTCCTTCCACGCACCTGCATACTTGCCGCCTTTAAACGCACCAGCAAACTTGTCCATTCCAGCGCCCGCGACCTTCATCCCTGCATCGAGACGTGCTTGACGCAGCAGCTCATTATTCTTGGCTTTATTAAGCCCGCGGCTTACTCCGATATTTGTCAGCTTAGAGAGGGCAGAGCCAGAATCAGCGCTTTGGCCCTGTGAGACACCAACAGCTGCGCCTGCTCTTGTGTTCTGGATCTCCAGCGCACCAGCGCCTGCTTGTCCTAATTGGCCTTGATACGCTCCCGATAAATCCGCTGCCACCTGGCCTGCATTTTGAGTTGCAGCGTAGGTTGGTTTAGCTGTAAGAGTCTGCATTACGTCGGCGTTACCACGTCCCCTGGCGATATTCTTGATGTCATCAGACAAAGAATCCTTTAACTCAGCGACGTTCAGCGGTTGATAAGTCTTATTAAAAAACTCCGCCTTCTGCGCGCCGATGCGGGCTTCGGTCTTCTCAGCCTCTGAGGCTTTGTAATCTGATTTCTTTGGTTTACTTGCCATTACACTTCTCTCGTATAAACAATAGTGTCGATCTTCCAACCTTGTTCTAAAAAATACTCTCGTAGCTCAGGTACTGCTGACCGTGTTTCTATATTTATGTAGCCTTGCTCTCTCGCCAGCGCTACAAAAAAATCCTGGTGCCGAGCTACGAGATTCATGCCTCTCTTATAAGCCCAAGCCAGCCAGATCAACATTGTCCTTTCTCCAGTGAACGTGTCCGTTTCGCCCGTTGTCACAACAAAACCATGCTCTGTCGTCCATAACGTAGCTGCTTCGGATTCACATGCTGCGTACACATCGCCTGATGTGAATGTCAGCATAGGATTAGCGTCTAGAATTTCTTGTATTGCGGGGAGCACCCACTGCGCATTGCAGGTAATGTCCGTCGCAATAGGGTCGCTAACCACCCCTGCCATATCTGTTACGTCTTGTGCGCCATGCGCCTGAACTTCCACCATATCGAACCTTCCTAGCTACGCCCGAGTCCGCGCCACGAGCTTTGCGCTCTGCATTTTCGACTCCCTCATTGAACAACTGGCCGTATACACCCGCTATCTGCAAGTCGGTCCAGGCTTGGTTTGGTATTCTGAGGAGCCTAAATAATGCACCGTTGATAATTGTGTCTCGATAATCGTTCATCACGTCGTTATCGCACGCTGTACTTGTGTGCGTAGGTTTCAAAACGGTCCTAACGATAGTGCTCGAAACACCTGTAGTCGTTGGAATAGGGGCCAGCCACACTAAAGACGAGCCCTGCTGTACGTAGTACTCAGGCACACCATTACCCGCGCGCCACTTCGGCAGGCGTTGCTCTAAAAGGGTCGAGGTTATTGGTTCTAGATCTTTCCCTTGGTGGGTTATCCACAGTATTTTCTGCACAGTAGTGCCCGACGGGGGCTCTAAGTCGTACTCGTAGATGTTACCGACCGTCGTCAGTGGGTCCAGCTCAGCTTGATATACGCTCGCCTTTTCACACAATTCAATGACGGCTGATCGAATGTTGTTCTCAACCAATGTGTCTGGGCACCCTGAAACAATAGGCAGGATGCTAGGAAGCAACGATTCGTAAGAAATCGCCATAAATTACACCATCTGTGGTTGCTGAGGCGCTCTACGCTCCATATTCGGGTTGGAAATAGCGTCAATTTGGCCCTTACCTGTAATCGAGTTCGTGAACAGCGCGAAATGGCTGTTAGCACGCTGGGAGTTACCTGCGTACTCAGCGTCTTTCATGTAGGCCATATAAAGAACATAGTTCATAACAGCATTCGCGAAGATGTCAGGAATCGAAAGGTTTCCACCCTGAGCAACTGTTGTTGGGTTAGAGCTGTAAATTATTTCCAAATAAGCGGAACCGCTAACTCCAGGGTAGACGTAAAAATTCCTTGGATTACTTTCTTCGTAAATATAATGCTTTACAACATTAGTATGGGCTGCATCGCCCGCAACCGTAGGGTCGTGCCAGTCGGGGGTTTGGCCGTTCAACACTTCCACGTCTACAAGACGTACTGCGCGCTTACCCGTGCCGCCTGACGCCGATGACATGTTGCGTACAACTTTCAGAAGACGGTTACCGGCTGATGGGATATCTTGCTTCGTACCAGCAGCCAGTGTGATTGTCTCGTTAATAGCCGAAGCGTCGGGCTTCAGAAGAGCAATTTCACGTTGTGCATCGTTAATCCACAAGACAAGTTCGGCAACCACTGGCCATCTGACTCCGGTGGTGTCTTGGAGTACTGTCTGTACCCGATCAATTACGCTTTGTACTGTCGTTGCCATGATATTTACCTATGAGTTAAGTATTGATTCCCAAGCGGCTTCTCGGGCATCGCTGTCAATCGTTTTGCCCATTGCTTTGTTCACTGCTGCAGCTTTGGGGTAGCCATCGGCTTTAAAATTCTTTGGGTCACCTTCGTCCATCATTTTCTCAAGGCAGGTGACTAAATCTTCTTCAGGTTGTACCGCTGTCTGTACTTCCAAAACTTCTTCGAACTCAGCAACCTCGGCTGCCTCTTCTTCAACGTACTTGGCGTTGTATTCTTTAGCGCCCATCTGTATGGCTAATAGGCCGACTTCATCTGCAATTTCGCGGGGTACACCGGCTTCAAATAACACGACGGTGCCGCCAAGGGTCGCCACTCGTAATGGCTCACTGCTTACAATCTTCATGATTGATTCCTATTTTGTTTTGGTGTTGTACTTTTTGCCTTCCCAAGTGAAAGTCTTGTATCCAGACTTCCGAGCGTTCGCAAAAGCGGTCCTAAAGGACGTCGCTGCACCTGACTTCTTCGCGTAGACGGGGTAGTTTCCGGCTTTTGTTTTAACGCCGCCTGTCTCTTTGCTGGAGGCTTGCAAGCGCCGATTAGTATTTGTATAGCTGGCGGTTTTGCCAGAAGCGCTAGGCTTCTTCAAAGTGTTCTTACCTGTAACAGGTGCTTTTTTTGCTGCGGCCTTTTTAGGGGCACGACGCTTTTTCAATTCTTCGCTTCGGGCGGCGATTTTTTTCTTACGCTCTGCTCCGGCGGCTGCCTCTTTCTTTCTCTTCGCTGCTAGCCTCTCTTTACGAGCGGCGGCGCGCTTTTTTGCTGCTGCAGAGGGCCCAGTCTTAGGCTTGTCGTCTTTACTTCCAAAAAAACCAAACATTCTTTTACCTCTAAAGTAAAAGCCCCCTCCGAAGAGGGGGCGATAGTCTTACTGTGCGGAGTCTAGAGCGATGATGCCGAAGTCCTGTACAGAGCCACTGATGTCGCTGTTGTACTTAGGCTTACGGAGACCAAAGATCTTGCCTACGCTGATACCAGACTGGT